AGGCGGTACCGGTGGTGGACGCGGCGATCGGCAAGCTCATCCGGCTGACAAACGGCGTGAAGGTCTGCTGCGAGGACGAGAGGGCCGAGCGGGAGCTGGAGCAGTTTTTGCGCGATGTGCCGGTGGGAAGAGGGCAGAGAGGGATCAACGCGTTTTTGGACTGCTATCTCGACTCGCTGCTCACCTGCGGGCGCGCGGTGGGCGAGATCGTGCCGGACGCGGCGGGACGGGAGATCGCGGCGGTGCTGTGCGGGGACGTTTCGCAGGTGGAGGTGCACGAGGGAGACAGCCCGCTGGATTTTTATCTCAGCGGACGGGATGCGTGCGGGCGCAGCGTGCCGCTCGAGTATCAGGAGCTGCTGCTCTTTACGCCGTATCAACCCGAGGCGGGACATCCCTATGGCGTGTCGATGCTGCGCTCGATGCCCTATCTGACGGGACTGCTCATCAAGATCTACGACGCGATGGGGAAAAACTGGGAGCGCTGCGGCAATGTGCGCTTTGCGGTGACCTACAGGCCGCAGGGCGAGGAGCTGGACCGCGGGGCGGCACAGGAACGCGCCGAGCAGATCGCGGAGGAGTGGTCGCGGGCGATGCAGGAGAGCCGGAACGGAAGCGTGCGCGATTTTGTATCGGTGGGCGATGTGTCGATCAAGGCCATCGGCGCGGACAATCAGATTTTGGACAGCGAGACACCGGTGCGGCAGATCCTGGAGCAACTGGTGGCAAAGACGGGGCTGCCGCCCTTTATGCTGGGGCTGAGCTGGTCATCTACCGAGCGGATGAGCGCGCAGCAGGCGGATATGCTGACAAGCGAGATCACGGCGCTGCGGCGCACACTGGAGCCTGCCGTTGGCCGCATCTGCGCACTGTGGCTGCGCCTGCACGGGTACGGCTGCCGGTTCAAGGTGGACTGGGAGGATATCAACCTGCAGGATGAGGTGGAGGAGGCCAAGGCGACGCTCTACCTACAGCAGGCGCGAAAGCTCGAACTGGAAAACAAGAAAGCGGAGGGGAAATGAGCATGGAAGTGAGAAAAGAGAGCAACGGACTGAAAAACAGCATGGTGACGCGAGAGGAACTTGCCATCATCAATCAGTTTACGAAGCGTGCGCTCAGAGAGGACGAGGTCTATACCTTTGCCGTGCGCCTGTGCGACAACGAGGTGGACCGGGACGGCGAGCGCTTTCCGCGCGAGACACTCGAAGAGCTTGCGGAGCTGTTCGTCGGCAAGAGCGGCATTTTTGACCACGAGTGGACGGCCAAGGGACAGGCAGCGCGCATCTACCGCACGGAGGTGGTGGAGGAAGAGGGCCTTTGCTCCACGGGCGAGAGGCGCTGCTATCTGAAGGGCTACGCCTATATGCTGCGCGGCGGCGCGAACGACGCGCTGATCGGGGAGATCGAGGGCGGCATCAAAAAAGAGGTGAGCGTGGGGTGCAGCGTGGCAAAATGCGTGTGTTCCATCTGCGGAGAGGATATCGGTACCTGCGCGCACAAAAAAGGCGAGGTATACGGCGGCAAGCTCTGCTGCGCGGAGCTGACGGGGGCGCAGGACGCCTATGAGTGGAGCTTTGTGGCCGTGCCCGCGCAGCCGAGAGCGGGCGTTTTGAAGCGCTGCGGCGGTGAGGCGGGGACGCTCAAGCTGCTCGTCAAGCGGCGCGGGTCGCGGGCGAATCTTGTGGAGCTCGAAGCGCTGGAAAAGCAGGCGGCGCTCGGTGCGCGATACATGAGTGCGCTGCGCGGTGAGGTGAAGCGCTGGATGCTGGTCGCGGAGAAGGACACGGATGGCGAGACCATCGGCAGGATGGTGGAAAAGCTCGATGAGGACGAGCTCAGGGCGATGGAGCGCATCTACCGCGCGAAGGCGGAAAAGAGACTGGGACTGCGCACACAGCTCAGCTATGGCAAAAAGGAACAGGCGGCGGAGGATGAAAGCGACTTCCGCGTATAAGAGGACAAAAAGCAGCGGCGCTTTTTGAATAAAGGGTTACAAGGAGGAACATTCATGAGCATTTCTTATCAGGGCATCGGCGAGTGGTGTGCAACGTTTGGCTGCGGCGCGGTCAAAGAGGGCGAGATCGTGAAGGTGAGCGCGAACGGCATGGTGGCAAAGTGCGCGGCGGGCGACGGCTTCTGCGGTGTGGTGCGCGCCATTGCGCACGACGGCGAGGCCTGCACGGTACAGCTTGGCGGCCTTGCCGAGGTGAAGTGCAGCGGCACGGCACCCGCGGTGGGCTGGGCAGAACTGACGGCGGACGGCTCGGGCGGCGTGAGCAAGCCGGGCGATAACCAGAGCGGCAGCAGCTATCTTGTGCTGAGCGTGGACAGTGCGGCGGGTAAGGCCGTCATCAAGCTTTAAGGAGGAAAAGGAATATGGCTTATCAGTATGAAAACGTGAAGCTCGAAAAGGGGATGTACGGCCAGAGCGGAAAGAGCTTTTTGAAGGTGCTGGAATCGCTCGACCCGAGCGAGAGCTACAAGGGCACGGCGCTCGAGGGCCTGGACGCTTTCCAGCGACAGCTCAAGCGCTTTGATATCCATGTCAAGGGCGCGGGCAGCGACATGGTGGAAAAGTTTTTCCACACGAGCGAAAGCTCCGTGCTGTTTCCGGAGTTTGTCTCCCGCGTGGTGCGACAGGGCATGGAGAGCGATATCCTGCCCGACATCACCGCGACGGTGACGAATTTTGACGGCATGGATTACCGCTCCATCGCGTCTGTTCCGACGGACGATGACAAGGAGCTCAAGCGCGTGGAGGAGGGCGCGAGCATCCCCACGACCAGCATCCGCACGCAGGAGAATCTCGTCAGGCTCCACAAGCGCGGCAGAATGCTGGTGGCGTCCTATGAGGCCATCCGCTTCCAGCGACTGGACCTCTTCTCCGTGACGCTGCGTCAGATCGGCGCGTACATCGCAAGAATGCACCTGAAGGACGCCATCGACGTGCTGATGAACGGTGACGGCAACAACAATGCGGCGGACAGCTATACCATCGGCGATGACGGCATCGGCGGCACGAAGGGCACGCTGAGCTATGACGCGCTGCTGGGCTTCTGGTCGCAGTTTGACCCCTATACGATGAACACGATGCTGATGGGCAGCGACATGATGCTCGCGATGCTCAAGCTCTCGGAGTTCCAGAACCCGCTGACGGGCCTCAACTTCCAGGGCACGGGCACGCTCGCGACCCCGCTGGGTGCGAAGCTCCTGCGCACGAGCGCAATGCCCGCGGGCAAGATCATCGGCCTTGACAAGAACTATGCGCTCGAGCGCATCTGTGGCAGCGAGGTGCTGGTCGAGTACGACAAGCTCATCGACCGCCAGCTGGAGCGCGCGGCCATCACGAGCATTTCCGGCTTTGCAAAGCCGTATCAGGAGGCCTCGAAGGTGCTGTCCTTACAGTAAAGAGTAAGGAGGAAGAGCGAATGGCGGAGAGCATGAGCGAGCAGATCTTTTCGATCGCATGTGCGCTGAGCAAGGCGGACGAGAGCGAGAAGAGCATGCTCCAAATGATCTGCACGGCGCAGGAGGAGAGCCTTGTGCGCGCGCTGAAAGAGGGCGTCGCCAAGGAAGACTGCGAGAGCGCGTTTATCTGCGCGGCGTCGTGGTTGGCGGCGGCCGCGCTGGAGAGCGCGAGAGCGGGTGGGGAGGAGTTTTCCTCCCTGCGCGCGGGCGACCTGACAGTGACGAAGCGTTCGTCCGATGAGGGGAGCAAAAGGCTGTCGCTGCTGCGCGAGCAGGCGTGGGCGCTGATGCGCCCGTATACGACGGACGGCGGGTTCTGCTTCCGCGGGGTGGAGACGTGAAGCGGGCGCTGAGTGAGGCGTTCGCGCGCTACGGCATGAGCGTTTCGGTGCTGCACGGCGGAGAGACGGCGGAGACGAAGGCATTTTTGCAGCTTGTGAAGAGGGAGAACGGCGAGGAGCCGTTCTCTGTGACGGCGCTGGGCGCGGTCGACGAGCAGTGCTGGCGGTATCTGGGACCGGCGGACGTCGAGATCGCGATGGGCGACTTTGTGCAGTGCGGAGAGAAGCGGTATGTCGTGCGCGCGGCGGGGCCGTTTTACGTGGGCGAGGAGATCGCCTACTACTGGGCGATGCTGCATCCGAAGGAGGAAGAGGCATGACGGCGGTCGGACAGGTGAAGCGCGCGGTGGCTGCGGCGATCAAGGCGGCGGGGTGCGCGGCGATCGAGAGTTACAGCGAAGAACAGCTCAAGCGGTATGCGACCGCGGTGGCGGCGGTCGGCACGAAGGAGACGGTGATCGAGGAGAGCGGCGCGGCCCAGTATCTGGGAGAAAAGGTCGACGAGGCGACGCAGGAGACGGTATCTGTCTACGGGAGAAAAATGCTGCTGACGCTGCTCATCGAGGTGTATGCGCCGAGGACGCTGGGCGCGGCGGGCTGCGAAAAAGCGGCGGAGGCGGTGACGCAGGCACTGATGACGGCGCTGCCGGAGGGGCTGAAGCTCGGATCGCTCCAGTGGGGCAAGACCGGCTGGGACAAGACGACGGGCATGTTCCGGCTGGACGCGAGTGCGAAATATGCGGCGTACTTTGTCGCGGAGGCGGCGGAGGATGAGACGGTGTTTACCGATTTTGTATTGAAAGGCACGGTGAAAGAACGTGAATAGTACGATCCATGAGCGGCCGGGCGTGTATTCGTCTTACGACGCATCGAGCGTGGTGAGCGCTCGCGCGTCGGCGAAGACGATCGGCGCGGCGGCAGCGGCGACGAAGGGAGAAGCGAACAAGGTGCAGCTCATCACCTCATACGAAGAGGGAAAGAGCGTGTTCGGCGAGGACGCGAGCGGCGTGTATGGCATGAGCGCGCTGCTGAAGGTCCTGTTCCAAAATGGCGCGGGCGCGGTGAAGGCGGTGGCCGTTGGCGAGGACCCGGACGGCGCAGCGGACTATGCGAGTGCATTCGCGGCGCTGAATGAGGAGGAAGATGTTGGCGTTGTGGTGTGCGACAGTGCGGAGACGAGCGTGCACCAGAGCCTGAAAACGAGCGTGGAAAACGCGTCGGCGGCAAGACGCGAGCGCATTGCGGTCGTGGGCGGCGCGGAGGAAACAGTGACGCAGATGACGGACCACGCAAAGGCGATCAACAGTGAGCGCGTGGTGCTGGTCGGGCCGGACGTTACGCCGGATGGCGGCGCGGAGGCGAGCGCGGTGCTTGCGGCTGCGGCGGTCGCGGGTGTGATCGCGGGAGGCGGCGATGCCTCGGTCCCCATCAACGGCGCGGAGCTTGCGGGGATCAATGGTGTGAGCAAGCGGCTGAATGACAACGAGATCGACCAGCTGGTGCGCGGCGGCGTGACGCCCATCGAGTGTGTGGGCGGCGTGTGCTCGCCGGTGCGCGGCATCACGACGAAGACCTCGAGCGGTGGAGCCGCTGACACGACATGGCGCGAGCTGACGACCATCCT